TATATGTGATGTATTAACATCCGTCATTTCTCTGATTAAAATATATAAAGATTTTTTGTTGAAATTTTCTATTTCATTTCTTCTTCTTAATAATTCTACAATTGAATTTGCTATATCAATATCTCTTTTCTTTTTAAAAATATTTGGTATAGTATCTTCAAAATACTGAATCATTTCATCAGTAAAATCATTTAAATAAGTACCTTTACCATCTGAGATTCTTGTATGTTCTAATACACTTATATCTTTATGACTTTTTAATTTTTTATAATTATTATTATTATGAAGGATTAAATAGTTTTTAGCAACTACAGAGAAATAACTAAATGCCTTTGAACCTTTTGTGTGGTCATATTTATGCATATTCATTACAAGGAAAGATATTACTTCATTTTTCACATCTTCAAATGGGTCATCAAAATATGTAAACTTAAATGTATTAATTATATTTTCACATAATTTATCAAATGCCTTATGTATTTCTTCTTGATATATTTTATTTTTTTTAGATGGATTATCTGTATCATTATATCTTATGATAGCCTCTTGTACTTCCATCCCAAAATAAACTTTTCTTTTTGGTTTTCTACCTGGTTTTTTCTTAGCCATTTGTTTTCTCCTCTTCAAATATTTGGTCTAACACTGCCTGTAAATCTTTTAGTTGTTTAAAAAAGAAACCTGTTTCATCATCAGATTCATAGTGTCCTTTTGAATCTACCTGTTTCATTTTTTCTGTTGAAAATGTTATTATCTGTTGAAATTGTGTTATCAATTCTTCATATTGATTTATTCTTCTCAATGAAAAATATAATAATGTGGATGATACCACACTAATTAAAAAGAATAAAATAAAAAATACCCACCACATATTATCTCCTAATTCGCAAACAATTCATCAAACTTATTTTTTAAGTTCTCAACTTGTTTTTGTTCTTGTTTATCTTTTGGAATTTTTGTATTAACTACTTTTTTATCACCATACTTCCAATTATCTCTTTCAGTTTTTGATGCAAGCATATCTGCCTGATGTATGATATGTGGAAGATTTGTTTGTAATTCAAAATCAGGAGTAAAAGAAATAAAGTATTGTTTATTACCTTCTTCATATAATCCATCTGCCAATTTTAATCCAATATATTCTGTTTGATTTATTTTTATATCAAATTTTTGTAACAACCATAATGACCTATCTGATACATTCATGTATTGTAATTTAGGGTTAGGTGTATAAATCTTACCTTGATTTTTTCTATGCCATTCTGATTCATTTGGTATATAATAATCCATTTCATCATCACCCACTTTACCTAAATCGTGATGAAGAGTTGCAAATATCATTTCCTCTTCAGTAAAGTTTATATGTGCTCCATGGTCTTTCCAAGTTTGATATACACTTTTTACTGCTCGTGTAATATTTAAAACATGTTCTACATACCCACCAGGAAATGCATTATGAAAGTGTTCTTTACTACTTGCAGGTGCAAACATCATTCTATCTTTAAGATGATTATACATCTTTAAAAGATTTTCTTTTCGTTCACCACTAAAGTTATCTTCGATAATTTGTATCAAAGAGTTCCAGTTTTGTTCTATTTGTTTTGCTTGTAACATTTTATGCTCCTATATTCCAAAATAAAGTTTTACCTTTTATATTTTCTATGTTCTGTTCTAACCACCACCATGCCTTTTTATCCCAATTTACATTACAAGGAAATGGTGTTTCATAATCATCCATCTCATCATAAAAATCATATGGTGTATCTTTTATAATTGTATTGTTTGGAAAATAACATTCCCATTCTTTTAATTTATTTTTTACTGACGATAAGGTTGATGTTGATATTATATAAACTTTTTTATTCATAATAAAATTTTCAGTATCAAGAAAACTTCTTATCATTCCTATACCAGTAACACCACTACCACCGAGAATAACTAAATTATCATAATCACTATCATCAAAAAATTGTTTTGTTTTATCATACCAATATTGATGATAAATTGGATGGTCAAATGCATATGGTAATTTTTGCCATCCCTTTTCTCTAGCTAAACTACTCATAGAATTATATAATATTGCCATCATATTTGGTCGAAGTGGTACAAGTTTTACACCATATGATTCTACTTTATCTAACATTTCTCGTGGATAATTTTTTGAATCTCCATATGCAATTCTAATATCTAATCCAT